TTTCCTCCAGACCTTGAAAGGCAAGGTTGTCCTGTCCGGTTATGATTCCGAGCTTTATTCCCGGCATCTGGACGGGTGGCGAAAGGAATGCAAGGTCTCCCACGACACGCAGGGCGGCAAGAAAATTGAATGCCTGTGGATGAACTACAACCCCCAACTGACGCTTTTTTGATTATGGCACGTAAACCAACATCTTTAATACCGAGGACGCACCGGGAACTGTGCGAAATCGCTGAACGCTGGCTCCTTGGAACCCAACGTTGCCGGGTGGCGATTGCTGAACCGAACGTCATCGTTACGGACGAACATCCCGACGCCATAGGGTTCAGCGGGGAAAAAAGTGTTCTTGTGGAGGCCAAAACCAGCCTGAACGACTTCCGGGCAGACCTCAAAAAGCCGTTCCGCATCTGTCCTCAAAAGGGTATGGGGCAGGCCCGCTATTACATCTGCGAACCAGGGATCATCACGGAAGATGACCTGCCGGAACGATGGGGCTTGTTGAATGTCCTCCCTGGCGGACGGGTTCGGATAGTTCGGTACAGTGGACACTTCCTCGAAGTAAATTACTTCGCTGAAAGGAGTCTTTTGACCGCGTGTTTGTACATCCAGAAGCCGCTAAAAATCAATACTGTCCAAGGCAGGAAGATACAACTCTCTCCTACATTTGGAACCGAATCAAAAGAGACGGAAGGGATATAGAATAATGGAATACATCAATATACCACTCTACGTTATCCGCTCCAATGAGTACATAGGCGCCGATCCTACCCAGCGAGCCACGTGGCTTTCTTTGATCGCCTGGTCTTGTGACCAGGAGAATATGGGGCGGATTGCCGGGGCACGGTCTTGGGGAGACCGCCGCTGGATGCAGTCTTGCGGGGTCATGGCTTCCGAGGTGGCCGAATCCTGCGGCCTTTTCCGCTGGGACGGGGACGACCTTGTCATTTCTTTTTACCCTGCTGACGCCCAGCGGGAGATTGAGCGTAAAAGGGAAATCGCGCGCGCCAACGGACGGAAGGGAGGCCGGAAACCAACGCCGGAACCTATACCGGAAACCAACGTTGGTTCCGACGTAGGAACCCAACCTTGGATAGCAAATGAAGCTCCGTTGGAAAGCGAAAAGAAAGGAAAAGAAAAGAAAGGGAATATAGGGGGAGAAACTACTACGGTGGACAGTACACCGGGGGAAGAAGCGCCCGCTGCTCCTGTGCTGCCTGCCCAGTCTTTCCCGAACCGGGAACGCCTGAACGACGTCCGGGGGATGCGCTGCGCCGACAATCACGCGGATCTGGGGGCTTCTCCTGGTGCCGCCAGGTTCATGGCTGCCTGTTTGGAAATCAACCCTTCATGGTCCCGGACAATGCCAACCGCCATTGAGCAGGCAGCCGCGCTTGAGGCGTACCAGTCCGCACAGGGCCGGGTGACGCCGCGGGATATGGAGATGTTGAGGGATTATTACGCGTCAGGACTGACGGAGGACTGCAAGAAGAAAGCTTTTTGGCGTCCGGACAGCCGCAAGAAGTTTTGGGAGTGCTTCGGGGATGTGCTCACCCACGCGGACCGCTGGGCCAAAGAGACGCGATGGAAGCCGGCATCCGCTCGGAAGAAGCCGAAGCCCGAAGAACCACGGCAGCCGGAAGGACCCATAGTGACCACCGAAGAAGCTGCAATAGAATTGGAGAATTGGAGAAAAGAATTAGGACTGGGGAGATGAAAATCCCCCTGGAATCTCGTATAGGTCTATTCGTCCGGCAATCCGTGACGGGTGATTAGATTCATCAACAGCTCCATCGACGGACTCGTTTTTCTGGACCCGCCCAACCATTGCCACACCGCCATTTCCGTCACACGCAACATCTGCGCAGCCTTTTTGACAGCAGAAGTTTTGGATCGCAAATGGTATCTGGACTGGACCCAATCAACAAATTCTTGAGGATTCATATTTGAGCATTCAATTATTTAATTTGATCAAATCGCTTCCCAACAGGGCCACATCTAATGATGTCCCACCGCTGATAACCTTCGTCGTCAATTACTTCGTAGCAATAATCATTCCAATATTTTGCTATTGCATTTAGTGCTTCTTCTTGTGTTTTGTAGGTATAATAGCATGGTTCTTCGTTGACATCTTTGATGTAGTACGCAGCCAGAACAACCGCAAATTTGTGACCTTCCGGAAATTCAATGATGCGGTCATACTTGGGAGAGGAGATATCCGACAAAGACGTATCTCCAAACTTTTGAGGGATAATATATTTTTTCATGTGTTTGGTTTGTGTTTAAGCTTTCTGTTCGGTCAGGTTGACAATCCCGCGGGCCCACCTAAAATCGGCGCAGTCTATGATAGCCCCGTTAAATCTGGCTCCGGTTAGATGGGCCTTGTAAAAATTGGCCCATTTCAGATTGCCCCCGGCGAAATCGGTCCCGGTTAGATTGGCCCCGGTAAAATCGGCACATCTCAAGTCGGACCCTGTGAAATCAACTCCGGAACAGTCGGCGTCCTTAAAGTCAGCCTTGATTAAGTTAGCACCCCTAAAGTCGAGCCCCCTGAGGTCGAGGTCTTCAAATTTGGCCTGAGCGCCGCCTTCTTCCTCGTTCAGCCACATTTCGTGCAGTTTGAGAATTTCTGTTAATTCGTTTTTAGTCATTGTCTTGTTCTTTCTGATTTGGTTTTATACTTGTTATTTTAGTCCCAATCTACAACCACATCGTATTCTTCCGCTTTTTCAAGGATGTCTCTCACATCAACAAAGTCTTTTACTTCTTCCGGAACATTGCCGCTGACAAGTCCATGCCTTACGCCGTGGACTTCCCGCACCGGGCAATAAAAATTATAGGTTCTTCCTTCTTCGTCATAGTTTTTCACCACTTCTCCGGCAATAGCTATTTCATGACGGTGAAAAGTGAATATTTCTCGGACTTTGTAAGTTTTATCAGCGTTCATTGTTTTAGTCTTTCTGATTTGGTTTTGGATTGTGTCTTCGGGAGGTCCCTTACCTCCCGTCAACAAGGTCAATATACTAAACAATGTTTAGTGATTCAAGAGAAAAAAATGAGAAAAAGAGAATTTTTTTTCGAAGCCGCCCCTTTTTTTATTCCGGTTTCAGCGGGGGAGATTTTTGGTCGTCCCTCGTTCCATGATTAAATTCATCAGGAGGTTCATGGAATCCGTGGGCGCGGGTTTGGAGTCCAGCCACCTCCAGATCGTCATGGGAGTCACGCCGATGATTTCTGCGGCACGATTGACCGCCGCCGTTTTGCTGTTCAAACGGTGTGCGGTTTTCAAAAAATCCAAAAACCGGAACAGCGTGTGAAGCTCCGCTCCCCCCTCTCCTTCGATGGAGGCTCCGTAAATATAAAATCCGTTCCCGTCGCCTGTGATTGCAGAAAAAATGAGTTTGTTTTCTGTGAGCTTTTCCCGAAGTCGTTGTTCCAACAAATCAACTTTAGCTTCGGGCAGCCAGGACGCGAAATAAATTTCCAGCGAGACGTCCAGATTTTCGTAATTTTCCACGTCTTCAACTTCTTCGCAATATTCGGGGTCTTGGAAAAGCAGCATGACGCCGCCCTCGTCAAGGGCGTTCAGTTCAACGCCGTCGCATTCATCGGTTACTATTTTTTCCCGAATCAGTTCATCTTCCAGTTCCGTTCTGATGCGGTGCAGTTTTTCTTTCAATCCTGTAGTGACTTTCATTTTTTCTCGTGGTTGGATTAGAGTCCGTTTTCGATAGCGAACCAAGTCGGAAGCTCCAGGGTGAGGCCTTCCATTTTGTAGTCTAAAACTCTTTTTACGATGCTTTTCGGAATCCACATTTTTCTATCGGAAGCCCTGAAGGAAAATTCCGCGTCGATGAAGAAAGCTTTTTCCGTTTCTTTCAGAATTTGAACGTCAACTTTAGTAAGTTTCCAAGTGTCTTTAATCTTCGATCCGATGTCGTTGCGGACAATAACTTCCGGCGTTCTGATCTCAAAGGCCTGGGCAATTTTCTTATTCATTTTCCGACTTGGTGTTAGATTAAGTCTTCGGTTAGATCTTACCTCCCGTCAACAAAGCTAATCTACTATCATTTTGTGAGTATGTCAAATGGAAAAATCTTATTTTGACGCGCTACTAAAAAAATCTTATCTTCCCGGAAGGAAAAAGAAAACTACCACCAAAAGAAAACCGGGGCGCCCCAGCCTCTACACCGAGGAACTGGCCGCCGAAATAGCCACCCGTCTTGCCAACGGGGAAACCATGAAATCCATCTGCGCCGATGATCATATGCCGGATGTTTTAACTGTCTGGAGATGGAGACACGAGCGGGAAGATTTTTGTAAACTCATTCAACGCGCGCGGGAAGCGCAGTCGGAAGCCATGATCGACGCGTGTCAGGAGCTGGCCGACGAAGCCGCGAAAGTCGCCCTCGACCCGGAATGCGGCTCCGCATCCGTCGCCGCCAAGAAGCTCGCCATTGAAACACGGCTGAAAGTAGCCGCGAGGTTCGCTCCAGAAAAATTCGGAGACCGGGTCCGTCAGGACGTCGCCGGAGTTCCCGGCGCACCGCTGGAACGGAAAATCACGCTGGACCCCGATCAGCTAGCTCAGCTGCAGGAAGACGAGAAAACCGCGCTGGAAACCATCGCCGGCAAACTCCATCCCTAACCCGTCAGGACACGGTTACCCGTCAGCTTCTTTCTGCGCCATATCCTCCGCCTCGACCCCTATCCCTGGCAGGTAGAGGCCATCAAGGCGTTGTCTCTCGGCAAGCTGACCCTGGGAGGGAAAAGCGTCGCGCTGGTCGCCCCTAACGGTTCCGGAAAGACAAGCAACTGCATCGCTCCCGCCATCCTGTACTTTCTCACCTGTTTTCCGCGGGGACAGGTCCCCGTTACGTCCTCATCGTGGATGCAGGTGGAAAAGCAGCTCTTTCCCGCGCTCCGCCGCTACATGGACACTCCTTTCTTTTCCGGCTGGACCTTCAACAAGACGGAGATCCGCACGCCGGAGGGAGGCTTTGCCGTGGGTTTCTCCACCGACAACGCGGGACGTGCGGAAGGATGGCATCCAAAAATCTCGCCCGGCGTGGACCCGGTCTTTTACGTCCTGGACGAAGCCAAAACCATTCCGGACTCCATCTTCACCGCCGTTTCCCGCTGCACGCTCTTTCACGCGTTCATCACCTCGTCGCCTGGTGCCGATTCCGGCACCTTCTACGATTGCTTTCACAAAAATTCATCCCTTTACTACAAAATCCGCGTCAAATACGGTGATTGTCCACACATCGAAATCAACGATCCAGGCAAGGCCGAACGCCTGAAAAAAGAATACGGAGAGCAATCCTCCTTTTATCGGTCCGCCATCCTCGGCGAATTTACTGACCTTGATGGACAATCCGTCATTTCCCGGCGCTCTCTCATGGAGCTGGTCAACAACCCGCCTCCCTTCCTGGACACCGGAGAGACCTGCGGCGGCTTTGACTTTGCCGCGGGGGGCGATGAAAACGTCTTTGCGGCGGGACAGGGCAATCGTTTTTTCATCGCCGACCACTGGGCCGACCCGGACACCGTAGGAGCGCGCGGACGTTTCCGCCGGAAGGCCGCCGAGCTCGGCATCTCCGCCGACCGCATCTTTGCCGACGGCGACGGCCTGGGTCTCCCCATCATTGACGACTTCCGCGCCGAGGGTTTTCCGGTGCACTCCTACCGCGGAGGATTTCCGGCGGATGACACACAAGCCTTTGTCAACCTCCGCGCCCAGGCATGGCGGGCCCTGGCCCGCGCCATCGAAGAAAAAGAACTCATCCTCGACATTGACGAGGACACGATTGAACAACTGGTCGCGCCGCGGCTCCAGACGGATGCAATAGGCCGCGTCCGCATCGAAAGCAAAGAAGATATGGCAAAGCGGGGCGTTCGTTCCCCCGACCGGGCCGACGCCCTTGTCATGGCCTGGCACGCGCGCCGGAACAGCGGACTGGCGCGGACGCTGGGAGCCTGGTACGCCCGGCCCGTGTCATCAAAACGCGCTTACGGGAGATATTAGGGTTGACAACATATCAAGATATCAATATATGACGATATGTAAGCAATCGCAGGGTGGTGAAACGGTATCACGCGGGGTTCCTGTCCCCGAATCGAAGGTCCAACTCCTTCCCCTGCAACCACCTTTTCTTTAGCCTCAGGTTTAACGCCGTCAAAAATATCCTCAACGCCCCGAAGCTGGTAGCCCAACAGGAGACCAGAATCAAGGAGCTTGAAACGGAACTCACCCGGCGAGCGTTGACGGAACAGAGCCGGAAGCCTAACCAGCCCCAATGGTACGAATACTGGGATCCGTTACAGGGAGCCGACCTTCAAACGCTTATTGACGCCCGGAACGAAGCGCGGCGTGGAGCCTTTGCCCGCCAAATGCTCATTTGGGACGAGGTCATCTACTCGGACGGGCTGCTGGGCATGCTCTACTCCCGGCTCATTGAAAGCGTCTCCATGCAGGGATGGAAGATTGACGCCGCGGACGACAGCCCGGAAGCCCAGCGTCAGCAGAACGCGCTGGAAGAATTCTATCACTCCGTCACCGGACTTCAACAGGCCTTTGGGCAGTTGGCCTCCGCTATGTTCTACGGTTACGCCCACCTCCAATACATTGAGGACGCCTGGGGACGCCGCTTTGAATTCATCCCCCAACGCTATTGGGTCCGCCCCGGCGCGCTGAATGAATGGCAGTTCAACCCCCAGTGCTACATTGGGGTCGACACAGGGGAAAGCGTGGAAGAAGAAACGCTCGTCGTGATGGAGCACTGGAACCCCATTCTTTTCCCGGCAACCCGCGCCTCCTTTGAGCGCAACCACGCGAAAATCACATGGGACAATCATATGGACCGCTACGGAAGCGCCCCGGTCATCATCACGGCGCCCAAGGACGCGAGCGCCGCCGTCATGGACGCGCTGGAACGGGCCTGTGAGGAACTCAAATCGGGAGCCTCCATTGTGCTTCCTCCCGGTTGCACCGCCGAACCGTTGAAAGCCTCCAACATCAACGAAAACTATTTCCTATCCCGAATCAACATGTCCGACAAGGACCAGGTGCGGTTTGTAATGGCCGGCACTCTGACCGTCCTGAATGAATCGGGTTCCGGCACGCTGGCCGGGGGAGCGCACACGGACAGCTGGAATTCGGTCGTCTCCGCGGTCTGCTCCAAAGTAGCCGAAGCTTTTAACACCGCCATCAGCCCGCTTGTCCTGGGAGACGGCGAACCGCTGGCCCGCCTCCACATCACCTTTGACACCGTCCAGACGCCGTTGCAGAAGGCCGAGGAAATCGCCGCGCTTGCGGACGGAGGCGTCCGCCCCGAGAAAACCGAAATCGAAGAAAAGATCGGCATGTCCATCGATGACACGCAGGAACCCGTTCCGGTGACGGCGTCCAACAGGGAACCGGAAAAAGCGCTCATTCCGCCCGACGCCTACGAGCAGCTTCAGCAAATGATTTACGCCGGCCTCATGAAAGGATTTACCGATGATCAGTACGAAACAAATCAATGACCTGTCCCGACCCGCCAACGGCTGGTTTCATGTCGAGAAGAGCGGAGACCATGACGTCGACTACGGCGAAGGACCCGCCCTGCTGCGCATCGACGAGCAGGCCGTCCAGGACATGGTGGACGACTTCAACGCCCGCACCTTTGACGGCCCGGGCATGCTTATCGACGGCGACCACCTGAGCCACGACCTTTCCCGCGATACGCGCGCGCTCGGATGGCTCAAGAGGCTGGACACCTACCGCGACCCTTCCGGCACGCTGGAACTCTACGGTTTCATCGAATGGACGCCGCGCGGCCTGCAAATGCTTCAGGACAAGGAATACACGCAATCATCCACCGAATATGGCGAAGGGATGACCTTGTCGGACGGGGTCTACCGTCCTTCGCGCCTGACCGGCTTTGCCCTGACCAACCGTCCACGCATCAAGGGAAAGCGGCCTCTGGTCAACCGACAGACTTCCCCCGCCTCTGTAGAAGAGGCCGGGGGCGAACCCAAAAGCCCCGAAGAGGGGGAAACAACCCAGAACACCAATATGGACAACGACGATAGAGAATATCCGTCCAAGGAAATGGACAAGGCCCAGCGGGCCCTGTTTGATTCCCTGCTTGACAAGCTGGATGTCGAATTTGACGGCACCGACGACATGAGCAGGGCGATCCTCGGACGCCTTGATGAACTGCTCTCGCTGGACAAGCGCGAGAAAGACCACGTGAACGCCGAAGTGGACGACGCCGTCAGCACGTACGAAAACGCGCTGGACGAGAAAGAACGCGAGGAATTCACGGAAGAACGCCGGGAAGAGCTGAAAAACTCGCTCCGGGAAAGCCCCGCCGCGCTGAACGCTTTTATCCGTGCGCTCAACCGCCAGGCGCCCGCACCGAAACAGGAGCAGCCGGAGCAGAAGAAGCTTCCGCAAAGGACGCCTATGAACCGCCGCGTGACTCTGAATCCCCCTGATCCGTTCCGCAAGAAGGAATCCATTGACGGATTCAACAACCGTGTGAACGAACTCATGAAGGGAGGAATGAACCGCTATGACGCCTGCCAGAAAGCGACCGACGAAGGCTTCATTGTTGTCAACGAAAGATAACCACTAACCGCTAAAAACCAATGCCATCAATCAACATCACCCAAACAGACGCCGAAGTCTACTTCAACGCGCCGGAAGGCGTTGACCTGTCCGCCCTGGAAGGATGCGTCGTCGCGCTGACCGGAAACCCGGATATTCCCGAGCTGATCGGAACCCCGCTGACGGCTCTTCCCACCCAGGACCAGCTGCTAGGGCTCGTCACTCAAATTCAGCCCGACCGTGGCACCTGCTGCGCCGTGCTGGTCGGCATGTTCGCTGGTCTGGCCAAAGCGTCTCTTGCCGAGACTCCCGGAACGATCAGCGTAGGAACGCCGGTGACCATCACCGCCAACGGGACCTGGAAAGCCGCCGCTAGCGGAGAAACCGTCTATGGACGAGCCATCCATAACCGTTGGGAGCCGGGGAAAATAGAAATCGGGTTTGTCGCTCAATACCAGGTTGCAGCAGCCTGAAATCACCTCTAACCATTAGAAAGACCAACCACAAGGGCTAATCTATTTTATTCAGCTTATCAGTTCACGGACGTCCTGACCTCTTTCTCCGTTGGCGCGGGGAATACGGAACGGGATTCCATGATCAACCGCATCGCTCCGCTTGTTCCGGTTTACGATATTTCCTTCCAGTATATGGTTTGGGATACGCCGGCCGCGTTTACGGTGGAGCCCATCCAGGTCGCGCCGGGCGAACCGCCCCGCCAGACTTCCATGCTCGGAAGAAACGAAACCGACACGCTTCAGGGGTACGCGCTGACGGATCCGATTCCCGATATTCTGCTGGGGGTCAACAAGGAGAAGGCGCAGGCGATTCTGCTGGCCCATGCCCGGTTCCTGGAATCGAAATTCGTCACGTCGTACGAATACCAACGCGCCAAGCTCATCGAAAGCCAGGTTCCGGCAGCGTCCGGTTATGGCGATTGGGACAATCCGCAGAAAAACCCGCTGACGGATTTGGACAACGGGATCCGCGCCATCAATGCCACTGCCGGGAAAATGCCGACTACTATTGTTTTCGGCGCCAATGCCTGGGCCCGTTTCCGGGCGAACCCGCTGGCAAGACAGGTAGTGTCGTATAACAGCGTCGGCCTGTTCGACGAAGATTTGCTGAACAGAGCGTTGTATACGCGGATGAAGGAAATCTTCGTCAACAATATGCCTTTCTACGACCCCACCGGTCAAGGGAAGACGATGATGGAAGACGACGTCTACATCCTCTACAAGGAAGATTCCCCGACGCAGTTTGATGCCTCGGCTATCAAGACCTTTGCGCTTAATGGACAATTCCGGCGGGAAGTAACGACGGAATACTTCCCGACCAACAAGGAGACAAAGGTGACCAACCGGGTCTACTCGCTGACCAAGCTGACCAACCCCGGAGCCATCATCCGCATCAACACGGCCTCCTCCGATTAACCCCAACCCCGCCTCCATCATGTCCGCCTTTCCTGCCTGGTCCACGATTTCCACCGACGAAGCCGATCGGCTGCTTGGCCTCAACACCGCCGAACGCGACGCCCTGGTGACCGCCGGGGAGCAGCGCAGCCTGGACTATCGGGACGTCATGATGGAGGCGGTCAACGATGTCTGCATGACCATCCGCGGGGCGCTGGCCAACAACCTCGCCCTGCGGCAATCCCTACAAAACAGCGGCATATACGACATTCCGCAAAGCATGCGGTCCCTGGCATGGCCGCTGATCATCCGGCAGCTCTACCTGCGCTACCAGATCAACCTGACCGAGACGCGCCAGAAGGCCGCCGAATCGGCGGACGCGATGCTGGCGCTCTACGCCAAAGGGGACATGCTGCCCGAAAGCGTGGACGGCTCCGCGCCCGCGGATCCCGCCTACATGATGCCGCGCTACACGCGCCGCCCCTGGTTCAACCCCATGCGAAGCACCTACAGATGATGACCGCCGCCCAAATGGAAATGATTGCCAACGACTACGCCGAGCGCGCCTTCTTCGTGTCCGGGGTGGAACCCGGCGTCATCCTGTCCGATTTTGAGGACAAGGCGTCACAGGCGGCCTCGGGAGCCTTGAGCTACGAGGAAGCGCAGCGGGCCATCCGCGAAACCCTGCGCCAGCAGGGCTACCGTCCCCCGGCGACGGGGCAGGGAGGCATTCAGGATTTATCCTCCTGGGTCCGCATCCAGGTCGTCATGGAAACCAACGCGGCCATGGCCCACGGCTACCGAAACTGGTACGACTGGACGATGGACGACGACACGGCCGCCTTCAAATTTTACCGCTCCCAGGGGCGGGAAGACCCGCGCTACTGGGCCGAACGCTGGAACCGTGCCCGGGCCGGGCTGGAAGAAGAAGCCACGGAAGCGGTATCATCCGGCTTCATCCGCGGCGAGATCGTCGGCTATGCGCTGGCGGCCTCCGATATCTGGATCCGCCTTTCGCGGTTCGGCACGCCTTACCCGCCCTTTGACTACCTGTCGGGCATGAACATTGCCCCCGTGGGCGCCGAAGAAGCCCGCGCGGCGGGGCTGGACGTGTCGCGCGTCCGTCCCGCTCCCGCCAGCTTCAACGCCACGCTGGAAAGCAACGCCAAAGGCGTGACGGAATCCAACAGGAACAAGATCCGCCGCATCCTGAAAGACGCCGTGCGCGTCAAGACCGGGAACGACGGCAATACTACCTTTGCCTACACGGACCCGAACGGGACGCGCCCTTACACGGACGCGGAACTGGCGGACGTCCTGTCCGGGGATTTCCCGGAAGAGATCCCCTTGCGGCAGGCCCAGGCCTTCCGCCTGGCGGCAGCCGGGGGCGCCGTGGCCGGAACGCTGGCGGCCCTCTACCTGGACCGACTGCTGGACCGCCTGTTCTCCGAGCCGGAAGGCGTCTGGTACGCCCGGCCCGCAGACGTGGCCGCCGCGTCCTCCCGCCAGTATATCCCCGTTTCCCAAAAAGAAGAGGGGGAATTTACCTGGCGCCTTAATTCCGGGCACGTCAAGAAAGTGGAAGACGTTGCCGGAGCCCTCCGCGTGGAACTGCCCACCCCTTACGTTTTACCCTCCAAATGGCTGTAACCGTCCACATCGACCAGACCGAGATTGACCGGGCGTTTGCCGACATGGAACCGTCCGCGGCCCGGCACAAAACCGCCATCCGCAAGTCCGGCGTCGCCTTGAGCCTGCTCATCCAGGAAACCCTGAGACAGCAGGGCAAGGACTACTACGACGGCGCGGCGGACGCCACGACCATGGAAGAAACCGCCGAGGGCGTCAGCGTCTCCATCGCCTGGCGCGGCATCGGTCTTCACTGGATCGGCACGCAGGGTTATCTGGGCGGGCCGCTTCGCCCCACCGGGCGCACCTCGGAAATCACCGGGAAGCCGATTCAGAACCTGGCTATCCCCACCATCAACGCCCCCCGCGGCCATGGCGGGGCCCGCAGCATTTACAGCGCCGGCTTCCGCAAAGAGGACTTGCAATTCATCCCCTCCAAGAACGGAGGACGCAACGGCAATGTGACCGGCGTCCTCATCCTCAAGACGGCGCAATCATCCACCGGCAAGAAAGCGGCCCGCAAGCTGTTCCGGCAGGGAGCCAGAACGGGCGACGTGCTCTACGTGCTATGCCGCGAAGTCACGATCCCGCCCACGCCGGGAATTCTCCCGACGATGGACCGGATGGCGCAGCGCGCCGCGGAAACCTACCTCGCCAACATCGGAAACGAACCATGATCCCCTCCATCGACCAAACCATATGCCGGCGCCTCATTGAACGCCTCAAGAGCCTGGGAGCGCTGAACTGCCACATCTTTGAACGGCCCTTCGACCCACAGTACGCCGCCAACGACATCATCATGTCGGCGATGGGCAACAACGGCGTCGTTCTGGTGTGTCCCGGAGAAGCCGCCGAATACCAGGACGGGCACGGACAGACCGCCGTCCCGACCATGTGGCGTCAGTATTTCATCATCGCCGCCATTTATCACAACGCGTCCCTGTTCCCGAAAGAATGCCTGACGCCGGATTACTATCTGCGCGCGCTGGGCGACCTGATTGAGGAAACCCTCTGGGACTGGAATCCTTTTCCCTTTGCCGCTTCCGCCTCCATGAAAGGAAAGGTCAAGGGCCGCTTCGCTTCCTCCGCCCGCATTGACGGCGAGGAACGGCAAATGAACGTTTTGACCGTGGACTACCGCGTCCCGGTCAACATCAACATAAGAAACCATCCGCAATTCCATGAACACATCCAAAACTGACAAGAAGGCCGTGCGGAAGAACGTCCCCAAACCGGACGAACCCCGCGAAACCGCCGACAAAACGCCGGCAACGCCGGACGAAAAGAAGAAAACCACTGACAAGAAGGCCGTGCGGAAGAGCGCCCCCAAACCGGACGAACCCCGCGAAACCGCCGACAAAACGCCGGCAACGCCGGACGAAAAGAAGAAAACCACTGACAAGAAGGCCGTGCGGAAGAGCGCCCCGAAGCCGGACGAATCTTCCGAAACCGCCGGCAAAACGCCGTCCGCACCGGACGAGAAGAAGAAAACAACTGACAAGAAGGCCGTGCGG